ACAAAGAAACTGGAATAGCTGATTTAATAGCTAAAGGAGTTATTGAAATAGTAGAAGATGAACAGCGATACATTAACGGCACACAAGCTGTTGTAGATTGCGGAATAATAGTTATAACGCAAGGAACTTACGACGATAAAAATGTACAGGTTACTGCGCCAGTATTTGCAGAAGGTTATCATTATGATCTTATGACAAGCGATGATATAATTTTTGAAAATGAGATATTTGTAAACAACCCTAAGTTTACATTCGCAGGGTATGATAATCCTTCTACAATAAGCGAAGTAGTATTGTAAGCGTTGAAGCAAACTAAACATATAGAACTATTAATGTTTATACTAATATTAATTTAAAATAAGAACTAAAAAGCAATAAATAATTAATTTAATTAACAATGGAGCAGGCTATCTTTGAAAGAAATGTTCCAGAAATAAAATACCATAAATGAAGTCATTAAATTTATTTTTCAGTGAACTAACTATAGTCAAGAAAATCTTGCTAGTATTAACTCCAATACTTACAGTTATGTTAAATTCACGAGACGCTATGATAGGATTAGCGTTATTAATACTATTGGATTTATTATCCGGTATAAGAAAAGATTTCTTTTTAAAAGGTATAACAGCTTATGTATGGCAAAAGTCTTTTTGGAGAGAAGTAAAAAGTTACGGTGTCAGAGAGACATGGAAAAAAACCTACGAATATGGAATAGGTATTATAGTTTGTTCAGTTTTTGAAAGTATGATATTCAAGATGGAGCCAATTGGATTAATGAGCAAGCAGTTCTCACTTACTGAGCTAGCAATTATGATAGCAAGTATGGTAGAAGTTTACAGTAATTATGAAAACATGGAAGCTGTATCTGGAAGAAATGTATTTAAAAAAGTAATTAAATTTTTACCAAAATCTATACAAGACATATTTGTAAAATAAAAAACAACATGGAAAATATTTCAAAAAACATCTCCTACGCTGAAGGAATTAAGTCAGCAACAGGAAGTAGATTAGGTATCAAAAATGAACCTAATGCAAAAGAATTATCTAGAATGAAAATTTTAGCTGAAAAAGTATTCGAACCTTTAAGATGTCATTTTGGCAAACCAATTTCAATTGTATCATTCTTTAGGTCTTTAGCTTTAAACAAAGCTGTAGGAGGAGCAAGTGGATCACAGCATCTTGCAGGAGCCTACAACAACAAAAATGAATCTGCAATGGATATTGACGCAGACTTAATGAATAACGGAGTAACAAATACAGAAATTTTTGAATACATTAAAGACAATTTAGAATTTGACCAATTAATTGCTGAATTTGAAAATGACGAAGGTACAAGCCCTGCATGGATTCATGTTAGCTACGGAGACAGGAAAAGAAAGCAAGTTCTTATCGCTAGAAAGGTAGGGGGTAAGACTTCTTACTCTGCATACACTAAATCTTTATACAAACAGATATATGGATAAGCTAAATAAATTTGTCACGATAAAGAATATCTTTGTCGTGGCACTTATAGCTATAATAGTCATTTTAATGATTAAGCCAAACAAAGTTGAAGTAAAGACTAATACAATTACAATTCCAGAATATTCCACAATTGTAGACACAGTCTTTGTTGAAAGAATAGAATACAAAACAATAGTTGTAAAGGACGGAACGGCCGTTGTCAATAAAAATAAATACGAAGAGTATGTAAAAGAAATTGACACTATAAAAAAGAAAGAACAATTTGTTAAGGCCATAACTGTAAGGGATTACAAGATAACTTTAGTTGACGACGCAAGAATAAAAATAGATGTTAATTCAAAAGTTGAAGGAAATTTATTATCATCTAATGCATCTTACACTATCAAGGAACAGTTAGTTGAACCTAAGACTATTTATAGAAATCCAAGAGTGTCCCTTATACTTGGCGCGGAAGTAGGATATAAAAATATGGAGTTTAATCCTAGGATAATGGGAGGAGTTCAAACTAGTAATGGAAACATCTTTAGTATTGGATTTGACATAGACGCGAACATATCAGTAGGATTTTCAAAAAGATTCACAATAATTAAATAGCAATAAATTAGATTGATTAAAAGCATCCTTAAGATACTAATTTTGTATAAGGAGAATTTTAAAAAAAGAATTATATGGAAGGATTAAATTTAAACGATTTATCTTTTGACACTGACGACAACGACATCTTTGATGTATTCGCAGTAGATCAAAAGAAACCAGCAGGAGAACCTGAAAAAGACATTAAAATAAAAACACCAATTAGTGAGGACGAAGTAACTAAGAAGACTGAAAATCCAGAGAACGTAGCTAAGACGGAAGATGACAAAACTAATCAAGACGGTAAGGCCCCTAAGGCTGACAATGAAGGCGACGATTCTTCCTCTCCAACACCGAATGATACTGAAAAGTTATATTCTTCTTTAGCTGCTGAATTTAAAGCTAAAGGGATCTTATCAACTCTTGACTTAGATAAAGACAAGATATCTTCAATAGATGATATCAACAAAGCAATTCAAAAGGAAGTTGAATCTAGACTATCTAGTAAAAACAAAACTATTGAAGAAGCAATTAAAGCAGGTGTACCAGCAGGTGAGGCAGAACAACACATTGCGTCAATTGAAAAACTTAAAGCCATTAGTGAAGACTATATATCTCATTCTGACAATGAAGACTTCAGACGAAATGTAATTGCTCAAGACTTTATTAACAGAGGATTTGCTAAAGATAAATCAATAGCAATGGCACAAAGAAGTATTGACTCTGGAGATGATATTGAAGACGCAGTAAATGCAATGAAAGAAATTGTAGCATCAGAAGAAGGAAAGCTTAACGGACTTATTTCTACAAAGCAAGCTGACGAGAAGAGTGCTTTAGAGAATATCAAAAACTTTGTAGACAAAGAAGAAGAGATTATTCCGGGAGTTAAATTAACTTCTGCTCAAAAAGAAGAGTTGTATAGTCAAATCACAACAGACCTAGGAAATAAAGAAAACGCATTTGTTCAAGCTCAAAAGAAAGATCCACTTGGATCAAGAATGAAGTTAGAAGCTATGTTTTATTTAACAAAAGGCTTAACAGACTTTTCTGTATTTGGAAATGCAAAAGAATCCTCAATCTCTAAAGGAATTGAATCTCTATTAAGAGGAGCAAACTTTACAGGTGATGGAAAAATAATCACAGATTCAAAAGATTCAATTTCAACGTTTAGTCTTAAAGACTTAGATGGGGCACAATTCGAATAATAAAAATAACACTTTTAAATTAAATACAAATGCAATTAGGAAAATTCCAAGTAACAGACGCGAAGGCTTTTGCAGGAATGATTAACCCAGAAAACACTTTAGGTGCTATTTGGAAAATGTCACCACAAAAGATCAACGACACAATGATCAAGTTGTTAGCTATTCATAGAGGTAAATCCCTAGAGAATATGTTGAGTCAATTTGAAACAAAATATGTAGAAGATGATAGGGAATTCTATTGGGAGCTTATTGGTAGTTCTAGACGTAACATCCCATTATATGAGGCGCGTTACAAAGGAGCCACAGTAACTGCTGGTGATTTCAATATTGGAGAAGGTCGTACTACTTTTGAATTAGTTTTCCCTGAGCAATGGTTCTTCAAAGGAGAATTAGTAACAGGAGAAAAAAATGAAGTATACCCAATCCGTATCATCGACGATGGTAGTCCAGAAGGTTCATTATATGTTTACACTTGCGAATGTGCAGGAGCAAACAGAGATGGTATTCCTGGAGAAGAATTAATCTCAGGAAAAAGATTCTCTGAAGAATTTGCGCCAGTAGGTCGTGGATTATCTAGAGAAGTTGGTGGTGTTAGACGTGTTACTCCAATCTCTATGAGAGGTGAGTTAACTACTATCCGTATCGACCACAAATTACCTGGAGATGCAACTGGTAAAAAAGTAGCAATGGGTATTCCAGTAGTAGATAAAGAAGGAAACAAAAAAGTATTCCCTACTTTAGCTTTATACGAAGACTGGTTAGTTGAGCAAGAATTTTCTGCTTACAAAAATAAAGCATTGATGTATGGTAAGTCCAACAGAACTGCAGATGGAGAATACCATAACTTTGATGTTTCTGGTAGAGCTATCAAAATTGGATCAGGTATCCGTGAACAAATGGAACAATCAAATACTTTCTACTACAATGAGTTCTCATTGGAAATGTTGGAAGAAATTTTGTTCGGATTGTCAGAAGGAAAATTAGGATTTGACAAACGTGTATTTATCTTAAGAACCGGAGAAAGAGGAGCTGCTGAATTCCACAAAGCTGTGTTAAACCACACTTCAGGATGGGCTGCTAACATGTCAACTCCTGGTACAAACCCTGCCACTGTAATGAAAACTCAATCTGAATTGCACGCAAATGCATTCAAAGCAGGTTTCCAATTTACAGAGTATTTAGCACCAAACGGTGTGACAGTTAAAGTTGAGGTT